GATTTCAGTAGGTAATTGGACATTAGAGTGTTTTGCAAATATGAATGATGTTACTGATAGGAACAGTTTAATCGTAGTTGATGGCTATACCACTGGAATACAGTGGAATTATGATGGAACTAGTTCAGTACTTAAAGCCTATGTTGAGGGTACAGAATACACTTTCACTTTTACGCCAACAAATAATACATGGCATCATTTCGCTTTAGTTAGAAATGGGAATGATTTACTGTGCTTTGCAGATGGTGTGCAAAAGGGTTCAACAGAAGATATAACAGGTCTAGACCTAACAGGGCTGTCAAATGGCATTAAAATTGGCAGCATATTTTATGCAACTGATTTGTGGGATATGGATGGCAAGGAAGCTGAGGTAAGAATTTCTGACATAGCTAGATATACAAGTGGATTTACTCCTGCAACTGAACGATTCACTTCTGATGCCAACACTCTCCTTCTCATACATGGAGATGAGAACGGTGGAGGTACAGCAGCATTCACCGACTCAGGAAATACAGGGCATACGGTGACACCAACAGGTGGTGCTTCCTTAGGCAATGGCGGTACTTTTACAGACTCAGGAAACACAGGTCATACTGTAATTGAGAATGGACAAGCACAGAAAGAAACAGAGCAGGAGTTTAAGTTTACTGATGATGGTGTTGGGTATTCCCTTGCAGGAGGAGCAACTGATTACTTGTCAGTGCCAGACCATGATGATTGGACTTTTGGTTCAGGTAATTTTACTGCTGAATGTTGGATGAGACTCAGGGCTATACAAACTGGTTCAGTATTTCAACATGAGGCGGCATCAAATGATAAATGGTATCTTCGTTTTAAATCTGATATTGGTCTCCATTTTCAAGCCTCAGACACAAGCGACATTGTTGATTTCAATCAGGCAGATGTAGCTAGTTGGCAGATTAATAGATGGTATCATGTAGCGGTGATTAGAGGGTGGAATGGGAATGCTAATGATTGGGCTATAACAAGGGATGGAGTACCAGTAGCAACAGTTACAGATGCGTCTAGTCTACAGGGTTTAACCGCTTCTTTGTTGATAGGGAGAAACACAGGTGCGGGTTCTACACTGGATGCTTATTTAGATGAAATAAGAATTTCAGATATAGCAAGATGGACAGCAGATTTCTCTGCCTCTTTACCATCTGCTCAATACTCAAGTGATGCTAACACTTTACTGCTCATACATGGTGGAGAAACAAAGAGTGGTACAACAGGGAGTGGAGCTACATTTACGGACTCAGGCAATACTGGGCATACCGTAACAGAAAACGGTAATGCAATAGAATCAACAGGTAATTTATATAAATTTTAATAGGAGGGCAAGTATTAGATAAAGCGTGCCTGATTACTTATCAGGGAAAGAATGGTGCGTTTATCCCTGTCTGCTTGTCCTTTTAAATGTAAAATGTCATTACAAGTATCAGGTGTAAGCATATATTGATAGAGAAACAAGTAAGGTTTATGAGTAGGAAAGCCTGAGTAAAGGCTTGCGATCATAAATAAAATAATTTAACATTTCTTCACGGTGCCCAGGAAATCCTTCTTGGACACCATATCCACAAGTTCAATCCCCCTAAACACTTATAAACTATTTACATTCCCCGAAATTTTTCTCTTGATATTTACCATTACTTGTTGTAGTATCTCAAAATGAAAATACAAAAAGTGAAATGCAGAGATTGTGGTTTTAAGTGGTATCCGAGAGTTCAAAGACCTGTTAGGTGTCCCAACCCTGAATGCCAGAGCCGCAAGTGGGATAATAAAAAGAAAGGAGGTAGGTAGTGGGTGGAGAATCAAAGATAAAGACGCTGATTAAGCAGACAAAGAAGAATATAGAGGATATTAAACAAGCGCTAGAGGCTGAGGAACGCATCTTAAAGAGATTGGAAGAGGCTGATGGGAAACAGAATACCAGTTAGGGAATGTGGGAAACTTAAATACACGCTATCAGGGGCAGTAGATAAGCTGAAGTTTTACAAGACACGCAGAAGGCAGAACAAGGCAACGGCATATTATTTCTGTGGTGTGTGCATGGCTTATCATTTAACCAGTAAACGTCAGAGAAAGAAGAGGTGAATTATGGCTAATCTATCATTAGTAAAAGATTCGATGTCTGTGGATGACGTAAGGCAACAGGTAAATCTTATACAGAATTTACTTTCACAGACCATGAAGAAGGATACGCACTATGGCGTGATTCCTGGTTGTGGGGATAAGCCTACATTATTAAAAGCCGGTGCCGAGAAGTTGGCATTAACATTCAGGCTTGACCTTGACTCAGAGGTTGAAGTAGTTGATATGAATAATGGACACCGTGAATATAGAGTCAAGACTACGGCAAGTTCTATCAATTCAGGACTGAGAATGGGTTCTGGATCAGGAGCGTGTACTACTATGGAATCAAAATGGCGATTTAGGGCAGAGGCTACAGGAGAAGAAGTGCCTAAAGATTATTGGGAAACAAGAGATCCTAATTTAATCGGTGGCTCTCAATTCAGCACTCGTAAGATGGGTGGTAAATGGATGATAATGCACAAGGTTGAGCATGATAATCCTGCTGACTATTACAATACTTGCCTTAAAATGGCTGAGAAGAGGTCTAAGGTTGCCTGTGTGCTTAATGTAACAGCCGCATCGGATATATTCACACAAGACATAGAGGATATGCCTGAGTTTACTGATAACAGTTCTAAGCCGAATGCAGAAGTCAAGAAGACTCAGAGTAAGAGTTCTCAGCAGCCAAGTTCCGTAGATACTGAGATTATCACTCATATATCTAAAGTTACGCAGAAGAAAGGTAAAAAGAAGAATGGTCAGGAATATACACAATATTTTATCCACAGTACAAGTGGTACAATCTATAAGACCTTTGATAAGAAGTTGGCTGAGACTGCATCTGAGGCTTCTGACACAAATCAGGAATGCCTGATACTATTTGAATACAATGAACAGTTTAAGTCAAATGAGATTCAGGCTATTCAGATAGTACCTAATGGGAGTGAAGATGATAATGCCAATCCACCTGATGATGACCAATCATAATCTACTAAACAAATTTATTTTATAGGAAGGAAGTTGGACAAAGAAGAAAAGGTCGAAAATATTTAAAGCTATTGATATTGGTATAACAAATGCTTGTGATAGGGCATATAATGAAAGGAATGATGTTTTTAATATATAATGACATTTATCTACAACGAGGATACTCGTAAACACATATTAAATGGTAAGCATATTCCATCGGTGTCTCAGGCGCTTGATCCTTTATATGACTTCTCAGGTATTAATCCAGAGGTATTAGAGCGTAAGAGAGAGCTTGGCACACAATTTCACGAGGCTATCAGGCTCCATCTACTTGATGATTTGGTGTTTGATAGCCTTGATCCCGATATTATAAAACCTATGTATGCCTTTATTGATTGGTGGCGTGATAGATTTAACATTCTTGACATCTCTGACTTCCAGATTGAACAGCCTATATGCCATGAGAAGTTAAAATATTGTGGCAAGCCGGACCTTGTTACTCCCTTTGCTATATTTGATTGGAAATTACGTCCATTTAAGCCCCTTACAGACATTTTACAGCTTGAAGGGTATAAACATATACTACCGCTGGGAAAACGTGACAGATGGGCTGTGTGCTTCGATATACAGGGTAATATGAAGATGCACAAGTGTTTTCATTCTAAAGCGTGGGGAATATTCAGGAAAATGCTTGAAAGATGGTATCGAGAATCAGAATTTAATCAATTAATGGTAGATTGGAAGGGGGTAAATTGATATGAAAACACCAACAGAGAAAATTACAGAGGAAATGGGTACTGATATTACATTGGTTACTGAAGGAGTAAGGGAATTACATATAGTCAGCCAAGAGTCCTTTGATATTACAACTGAGTTTATGGTCAGGCTCGCAAGCAGACTTAAACAGGTCAAAGAGCATTTTAAGCCGATGAAAGAGGCTGCACAAAAGGCTCATAAGGTAATTGTTCAGCAAGAGAAGGATATGCTCAATGGTCTTACTCAGGCTGATATATATTTAAGGGGCATCAGGGCTACTTATGTTGAAGAAATGGAGAAAAAGCAACGTAAGGAACAGGATAGGTTGGACAAACTGGCATATAAGAAAGCTCAAAAGGAAAAGGAAAAACTGCAAAAGAAGATCGATAATGCAGAGACTCAGGCTGAGGTAAATGAATTACAGGATAAGATGGACAATGTATATGCAGATCCTAATATAGCATCAGGCGGCATTGAGAAGTCAACTAAGGTTGAAGGTGGTGGCAGTACAAGCTGGATAAAGGATATTGAGGTCGTGGTTGAGCATCCTTTGGAGTTATTAGAAGAGATTGTATCCGGCAGAATACCCTTGAATGTGGTTGAAATTAAAACTGCAAAGCTGAAGGCATGGGTTAAGGCTAATGGCATTACTAATAAACAAGTTCCTGGCATCAGAGTAAAAGAGACAAGGCGTGAATCTGTGAGGAGTGGTTAATTAAATGCGTTTACGCATTATAATTAAGAATTTCTAATTGTCAAGGAGATAACATGAATTTATATAAAATACAGGATTCAGATAGGGATATGTGGGTAGTTGCTAAGAGCATGGGACACGCAGTTGAAAGTTGGAGAGAGGTTATATTTAAAGAAAATCCAGACGAATATAAAGGTGTCGAAGACGTTGAGGAACCAAGTGGAGTTGTCTCTGTTTGTACGGAACGTGAATTGTTCGTGAATACAAGACCATGATAGTATCGATGCCTCTGTATATAGACTTGGAGCGTAAGACAATGCCGGCAAAGAGGTATTATATCAACCTTAATAATTACCGGAACTGGCAGTATCATGTCAGTAATAAGCTCAAGATTAAATATAAAGACATTGTAAGACCGGCTCTTTATGGGATCACCTTTAAGCATATTACTCTTGACTTTCTCCTTCACAGAGGCGATAAGAGGCGTGTTGACAGGTCTAATATCCTTTCCATACATGAGAAGTTTTTATGTGATGCCATTGTAGAATGTGGGTGTATCAAAGATGATAACGATAATTTTCTACATTCCACACACTACTATACCGGTAATATTGACAAAAAAAATCCGAGGGTTGACATTCAAATAAAGGAAATATAATGACAACCTTCCAGATAGTATTATTAATATCGCTTATTAATGTAAACTTTCTAATATGGTCTGGTGTATTATTCTGGTGTGCTATTCAGGAGAGAAGGGAAGAAAACTTAAATGAAGATTAAACTAGAGGCTGGTGATATACTGAATACGTTTCCATGTTTGAAAAAAAAATGAATAATGTTAAATTAAGCTGGTGTGACGCTGTATATAATTGGTTTAAGGCTCATTGGTGGATAATCCGGTATGGATTGGACGGTGCTGAGAATAAGTGTGATAAAATAATCAAAGATATGAGGGTTGAGATAAAGAAGAAGGAAAATAATCAGTCTATAATTGATAATTGGAAATAATAATGCCAAAAAAGAACCAAACAAGGTATCGTTGTCCGGACTGTAATGAGGTTGTTTTCCTAAATACCATGAGCCTTAACAGGAGAAATGGTGATAGGTGTATGAATTGTGGAGGCAGGTTACAGCCGGATAGTTCAGGCGCAGATGAAAGATTGCAACTTGGAGCAGACCATCAAAACGAACCAGATAGAGCCAGTATTAGAAATGTTAAGACTCAAAGAAGCTGTTTAAGAAAATAACGCTTGCTAAAAATTATCAATTATGATATTTGATTAGTTCAGACGAAAACCAAGTCTGCGTGTGGGGGTGAAAACAGGCACGTTAAATTGCTGTTCCAGATGCGAAAACCCGAAGACCTTTGGCTTAAATTTAATACTTAAAGCTGTAAAGGGGAGGGGGGTTTTGCGTACCCTCTCCCCTATGACTTTAAGTTTTAAAGATGCTGTTAATTATGTCAAAATATTTAACCAGAAGAAGAAATGACATAAGGACTCCTAAGCAGAGGATGTCTGAAGACCTGACTAAATTTAAAAATAATTATAGATCCTTTTCAAAGGAAAGACTCCTTAAATGGCTTATAAAACTATCAAGGGAGGTCTATATTATTGTCCCAAAGGATCTATTAAGAAAAAGACGTAAAGAGTTTAATGATAAAATTAAGAAAAATACGGTGGTTCGATATAATGGTCTTGTGGTAACTTGTAAATTATGTGAAGAAGATCCTGCTCGGCACCGGCATCATATTGTTCAGCTTCAATATGGTGGCAACAGTAAGGCTAAAAACTTATTTGCCTTATGTAATGATTGCCATAAACTGATTCATTCCTGGCTGTAAGTTTTAAAGGTACTTAAATTATGTCAAAAAACAAATACTTTGATTTCGTCTTCCTTTCCTCAGAAGAGTATAAAAAACTCGTAGATAAATTTGGGGAAAAGGATACAAATGAGAAAATGGAGAATCTGAATAATTATATAGGTGCCAGAGGATTCCAGAAGAAATACAAATCACATTACCACGTTATCTTGACTTGGCAGAATAAGACCGAGAAAGATCGACAAAAGAAAGAATTTATATCAAATCTTCCACAAGAAAAACCAGTTCAACCAAGAGAAAAGAAGGTAGATTCTCCGGAAATCACAGCTATAAAAAATGAGTATTTTGCTGAATCACAGAGAATAAATACAGGTAAACTCTGGAAGAATCCTGAAGAAAGGGCAAAGCTGAAGAAAATTAGTATAAAATTGAATCAGGCAATAAATGATGCTAGACCGGTCATGGCAACAATATCCACTAATGTATCATGTCAGATGAAATTAGGTATATGAGGTCAGGTTAGTTGGCATCAGGACTATAAACCTGAAAGGACATTTAAGAAGTGTAACCTGCCTACTATTTATGCTACTGGTTGTGCGACTGACCTTAGAATACCTCAAATTAGGCTCGTGAGCCGTGAAATTAGGCTCAAATTCGTGAGTTTTCACGATTATAGGGTATTTGTACCTGAAAAATTACAAGGGCTTACAGAGCCTTACAGGACGCTTGGCTTCACAATCCTTTCCTTTCCTTCGCAGTATCATGTCAGCTACCTGTAAACATTCTTCCGGAGATAGCTGCTGAGATCCACACTTAGTTAAAATATATAACTGATGTAATAAATCCTTCCTTTGCATTAAGGCAATCTTCTCCTCTGAAGGTTTTGGTATTAACTCCTGTTCAATCCAATGTAAAGCCGACATAACCTCGTCATGTTGTGCCATTACTGCCTGGTCTGATGTGTACCTTGCCTTGTAAGAGAAGTCGTACAGACCTTCCCTTACTGCAAAAATCCACGATTCCTTCTTGTCCTTGTCAAGTTCCATTGTTCACTTCCTTCCTTAATATTAGGTTTAAAATTTCCTCGCACAGCTTCTCTGGAATTACCCCTCTTTGCTCAGTTGACTTCTCGCCTTGTGTTCCGGTCCTTGAGCCTCTCGGTGCTGATTCATGGCAACTGTCACCATTGTTACAGCATTTACCATTAAAGCCAAAGTTGTTCCATATATCAGTAGGTTTCATACGCTTATCTCCGTATTGACAATAAGATACTGTAGTTCTTGGTAATGGCTTCATAAACCATGCCGACCTGAGACCTGCCCTTGGATTCTCAATAACCCAAAACTTGGGCGTTAACCATTGGATTACCTCAACACATTTATATGCAAGGGCTAAACCGATATATGCTTTCGGTGTTGTTGGAAAACCCATAAACATACTATTTCCAGACAGAGAAAATGTCTCGCATGGTGGAGAAAACCAAATCATATCAGGGTTTCGCCATAATACCGGAAGAAGTTTCTTGTTAAAATAAAGCATATCACAACATAAATCAGGCTTGAATTTTGGGTTGAAGTCCACAGTAAATACTTTATGTCCTTCCTTTTCTGCGACTTTACTGAACGACCTGGTACCACAATAAAACTCTAAAATTTTCAAGGTATCACTCCTTTTAAAAGGTGTGCTATCACATCTACTGTGAAGCCATTTCCCAACATTTTATAGCGCTGAGTGTTCGACACATAGTTGGTGTAGTTGTCTGGAACGGTCTGAAGGCGTTCACACTCAACAGGTGTCAGCTTTCTGATATATCCCTCAATCAATACTCCTTTCCCTTCCTTCTCGGTTAAAGTATAAAACTTCTTGCCACTTATCAAGACCTTACATTTGCTCTGTCCACTCGTAGACGGCAGAGTTCCATGCTTACCATCCAAGTAATAGGCTCTTTGGTCTTGAGAGCCGTGACCTTTACCTTTAACATCATATTGGAAATAGTTCTTCTTTATTTCACCGAAGATGTATTGTCCCATCTTTGCCGCTCCACCACCTGCGTCACCAAGTAAGGTCACAGCCTTGTTATTAAGATAATACACTCGGTTGGCGTGAGAATCCTTGCGAAAATAACCGAGCTTCCCTTCCTCAACGTCTTTGTCGAGTATTTTAAGCGTGTCATCGAAGGGTACAATATACTCTTCTAAGGCTTGGAAGAAACAATTATAAGGGACTCCTTTATGTACGTTTGCAGTCACAGAGAATGACTTTCTATCTTCATACTGCGTGTACCGGCAGAGCCTACAGTCCCCTGCCTGTTGCCATTTCTCGTTACCTCTCAACATATATCCAACCTCTTTATCTGAAAGCACAGTTCTCTTCATAATTTCACACACCATCTGACCTTGATTCTTCTTAAAGTATTCTCTCTTGGTTGTTCTTCCAATGCTTGCGATTACAGCATGAGCCTTCTCCCTGTCCACCAAGCAGTTCTCATGCACAATGTCCCTGAGTAAAATACCCTTGTCTTCAGGATCGAATAAATATGGTATGTTAGTCCAATATAATCTCTTCCTATTCTGTGCCGACACTAAAGCCGAGTCAATGAATATGGGTTGGACACCGAGATACTTTGAGATAATATCTTGAAACTCCTGTTTCATCCTGACATTCTCCAGAATGAAATACTTTGGTTTCAATTCTTTCAGTAGCCTCATATATTCAAAGAACAACTTACTCCGAGAATCTTCAAAGTTCAACTGCTTACCTGCAAAAGAAAACCCCTGGCATGGTGAGCCGCCAATTAATAAACCAATCTCCGGTAGATTATCTGCGTTGATTTTAGCGACATCACCAAGTTGAATAGTATCCTTAAAATTCGCCTGTGTTACATCTATCGCATATTTGTCAACCTCTGATGCAAAATATTTGTTCACCTTAATACCGGACCTGGCGAGTGCAATCTGACCTCCACTCATTCCGTCAAATAAACTCAAGATGTTCATGTTTTACTCCCTCCTGAATGTTTCTGGATTATAAAAAACGCTTCCTTTCCTATGGTTAAAAAAAAATAAATATCTATTTTTCTGTAAAATTTTTCCCTGTTTTCATGTGATCCTGCCTGGGGTTTTTTAGCTATAGTGCAGTATTTTCTATAAATCAAGCAGTATCTTTACTGCATATTTAAAGCCAGGCACAGCAGGGGGTTACGCCTAAGCCCTTATAAATGGTGCAGTTAAAAAACTGCGATTAAATCCATCCTCAACCCATGCCAAATAAAAATAATTTTTATTTTACTCCCTAAATACTGCCGGAGGAATGTTTTAGACTATGCCTGTCACTATGGTTGATAGGGATAGGAACGGAAAATGCTATATATAATAAGCAACAAACGGCACGCCAAAGCCGAGAATTTGGAATTTTTATTTTTGCAAGGAGGTCAGGATGGACAAGAGGAAAGTTGGACAGATTAGGAGGAGCATGGAGAAAGCGTTGGAGAGTGTAAGAGAGGAGTGGGAGTTGGAGTTAGTGATAAAGACTATCCGTTTTAGTGGGACAGGCTTTAAAGTAACGCTTGAGGCAAGTGAGATTGACGCTGATGGAAGTAATGCTACACAGAAAAAGGATTGGAGCGAGGCTGTGAGTCTCGGCTGTGTAAAAGAGGAGTGGCTTGGCATGGTGTTAAAGGGGGGGTACAAGGTCACAGGCTATAATTGGAACGCCAGAAAAAACTGCATCCTTTTAAATAAGGAGGGAAAGGAGTACAAAACAAGTAAGAAGAGTATAGAGAGAGAGTTGCAGTTTAGAGCAGTGACAGGACATTTAAACGACACCAAGGCAGTAAAAAAGGAGATGAGAGAATGAGAGTACATTTAAAAAAGACGGTAGGAAAAATTTTATCAGGAATGGCTTGTTCAAATCTTTATACAAAAGGAAAGATTGTAGAATTAGCAGAGTTTGTTGAAATACCAAAAGAAGATAGATGTATGAAATGCGAAAAGATAGCAAGTAAATTTACTTCATATGTCTAAGAGTATCCCCTCCACCATCTATATGATGGTGGGGATGGTTACTTTTTATTTTTATAGTTTTAACAAAGGAGGACATGATGGAGAGGATAGGAAAAACAATCAGGGAAGTATTGAAGAACACTTATGCAGGAATGCAGGGGGTTAGAGGTGTTTCTGGAGACATCTCTCTTGAGTTACAGGACAAATTAGAAGAGGCTCAAGAGCATTTAATAAGAGTTGTTGAAAAGTGGTCGAGGTTTTATTGGGGGACTGTTGATGTTTTCGGCATAGAGAAGGGGGACAAGGTGAAGTTTCCCCCCAAGTCGTTTGCTGTGTGTTGTAATTACGAGGTGGATATATCAGGACAAAGGGGTGTGGTAGTTCGTAATGACTTTAGGTACAACGAGGACGGCACACCAGACGAGGACGCAGGATGCCACATTAAACTTGACCAATATTTTAATGACTTTGACGAGTGGGACAACGTTGTCCAATTCGGAGAGGGTGGGACTCCTGTTGAGGTGTTGGAGGGGGTGGAGGTCTTGACGGATATTGTCACAGTTGAGGAACTCTTAGAAATGACACCGATTGCAATGGAAGGGTTTTTTAATAGGTACTTTCCAAACCCAAACGACAAGAGCCACTACATTGACCACGCTGTGGAGATTTATGATTGTGACTCTAACTTTATAAAAGATAGCTACTGTGAGTCCTGTGGCACTAAAGAACATGACAAGCCGTTCTACATTGGCACAGATGACACCTCTGAGCCTGTGTGGTGTGAGGAACATTACGCTGAAATATACAAGTACAGCGAGTTTCACAAGCTAAAGCCAGAAGAACAAGAAGAGGAAGATATAAGAAAAGAGCTTGAGGTGTTGGGGTGGTATTACGGAGGCACAGGAGGAGGCTGTGATGCTTACTTCTACGACATAGACAAGGAAGACGAAACCCACCTCTTAATGACTGAGTTGGAGTGTGGGGTGGAAACTCCATCAAGAAGAACGCAAAAGGTGTATATCGGTATATATGGAGACAAGGACAGCCCATCATATAACGCTATTGGGTTTATATGTAAAGTTGAGGATATACTGACTGAACGCATTAGATTTGACAGGACATAGAGTAAAATGTCCACGCCTCTCTTGTGGGGGTGTGGGCGTATTTACTTTTATAATTTTACATTTGAGAGGGGGTGAGAGAGTTTGGTAATGAAACAAGTAGAAGAATTGACAGAGCATTTCAACTATTTGGCTGATAGGTGGGAGAACGAGAAGGAGTACGAGGACTTCAAAGACTATGACCGATATATAAAAGAGAAGATGCCGGAGGGGTACGAGGTCAAGGAGTTCACAAGCAGTCCTTTTGTCTTGAAGGTAGAGTACAAGGACAAGAAGATTACATTAACAGCAGAAGAGGAAAAGACATTAATCGAGATAACAACTTAAAGGAGGGCGTAATGGACCTGGGCTTTTATAAGTGGTTGTTTATTTATTGTTTAGTTTCGTTGTTTTTCTACCTTATATAAAGGAGGGCAGAGTGCATAAGATAACGCTTACAATTTATTGCTATGATTACTATGTAAAGGACTTGGAGAGAGACATGGCTTGGTCTGATTTCGCACAAAAGCGAGGTCAGACTTACAGCCTCAAGACCGAGAAGTGTAACAAGAGGGAATCTAAACGAGTCAACGATTATTTAAAAGGAGGGTAGTATGGGAGGTCTAAAGCTGTCGGAGTATGTTGGACTTATTGGAAAGAAAGCGTTTTACAGGATTCAAACAGGACTCGTCTTTGAGGTCGAGGTGGTGGACGTTGGAAATCAGTATGGAAACATTAGGTTTCAAATCAAGCCACTTGGCGAGGGGACAGGGAGTGCATGGGTACAGGAACAATCTATTAAATTTAAAACTTAGGAGGAAAACCGGATGGAAAAAACTTTGGTTTTTAAATGGACAGTTTCAAGGGCAAGGCGTTCTGATGGTTGGAACGTCTGCTCATTGTGGGTAGATGGTGTCAAGAAAAGTTCGTGTAATGGTGGAGGGTATGACATGAAGGGAACTTCTCTAGGCGTTTATATTGCCTATGCGTTTACTGAAAAGCTAAACACATTAAAGGAGGAGTTCTACGGCTTGACATATCACAATCCCAATTATAAGACCTCTTCGGAGATTGTAGAAAAAGAGAAGAGGGGAGAGAGTTTTGGTTTGGATAGATACCAAGACTTCTACAGGCAGAGCAGTAAAACACCAACGCCACTTCACACAATACCTCAAATTGATGGAGCGTGTGGATTCTCAAGTGTTGAGAGAATCATGGAGGCTATAGGATACGATTTAAAGTTTATAGACAGTTCTGCCTCATCAAGCACATATCTTTTAACAAAACTAAAAGGAGGTAAAAATGCCAACACTCTATGATATTACAGAGAGAAATATAGAAAGGTGTACGATTGAACAGTTAAAGGACTCATTGACGAGGATTGAGTCATGTGTTGAAAAATCCTTGAGAGGCATAGTTGAGAGCCAAATTAGAGATGGTATTAAAAGAAAAGAAAGGAAGGTGAATGAATAATGAAATATTATTATGATGTAAAGGGTTATACAACAGAGAAAAACTTTGATGATGCAGAGTGCGAATATTTAACAGAGTGTTGTGTGTTCGGAAATATTAAAGCTGCAAGGTTGTATACCAAAGAACTCATTGAATCTTCTGCATACCTGATTATCAAGATAGAACAGCGTGTAGACCTCAAAGAAGATGAATATGATGGGCAAGATAATTATACTGACTCTGAAATATGGAGGGCAGTAGTTAAAGCAAAGAAAGAATAATTCTAATCTTATAAATAGGAGGATTTATGCTGACATTTAAAAAGAATCAAATAAAAATGACTAACCGAGTTATTATTTATTGTCTGTCATGTCTCCGAGACATTACGGACTCTATTAAAGTAGAGGTACATAAGGAAACATATTGTTCTAAATGTGCCTCAAGGATATATGCTGACATTAAGGAGGATAACTAATGGGTAGATACTACACAGGAGACATTAACGGCAAGTTCTGGTTTGCAGTTCAATCAAGTGATGATGCCAACTTCTTTGGAGTACATGGAGAGCAGAACGGAAACTTGGAGTATTGTTATGACGAGGAACACCTGAAAGAAGTACGAGTGTCAGTTCAAAAATGCAAGGACACATTAGGCGAGGATAAGGAAAAGATAGACAATTTCTTTAAGGGTAAGGATGGTTACAACGAGGAAATGATAATGTCGGCTCTGTGTTGGAGCAAGCATAGAGTAGTTAGTCAATTAGTTTGGTATGCTCGTTTAGAACTTGGCGAGAAGATACTTAAATGTTTATTAGAGAAAGGGGAGTGTTGTTTTGAGGCTGAATTAGGATAATCTTTTAAAGGAGGGTATAATGTGTTTGAAATGTGGAATGTTAATAAATTGTAAATTTAAGGGAAAACCTGAGAGGAGGACACTAAAGACAGTTTTAGAAAATAAGATTGAAGAGTATCTCGGAGACTATGAGGGCGAAAGTCTCCATGTGTCTGAGGGTTTCCAATTAGATGTTGTTCCAGAATTAACTCAAGTGGTGTTTAAGTTATTAGGGATTGACGAACACCAACAGGGTGACATCATCTAATAAGGCTCAACCTGGAGGCAACAAATTAAAGGCTCGGTTTCTTCTTAATTGAGGGAATCGGGCTTTTTTAATGGATTCAGATAAAAACGGCTTCACCACAGCCTCGCCACGCCACGCAAACATATCCGAGCATACTAAACCACCCACCTTTTACAACAATTATAAAAGAATATAAAATAAACTTGACATCAATAAAAAATAAATGTAATTAAAGACTTAATCCCACCTAAAAGTGGGTGGGGGTGGGTTGAGGTAATCAATACTTAGAACAAATAAGAACTAAACTAAAACGGAACCGGAAGAATACAAATGCAGCCGAAAGAATAAGCAAACGAACATAAACAGACACAATAAAAAAAGAAACAAAGAGGAATATAAAAGAGGAATATTAATAGGTAAAATTAGAAACACAATAACAACATACACACATGAAAAAAATAAAATACACAGACGCTATAGCACAAAAAATCTTGAATCTCTTATCATCCGGAAAGACTTTAGTTGATATTCAATCCAAAGGTCTGCCGTCAAGGTGGACTATTTATCAATGGTTTGTAGACAATCCAGAGTTTGAGAAAAGGTTTAGACTTGCTCAGTCTTGCAGTACGGACATAAGGATTGAGGATGTATTAAAGAGGATAGAAACCTGCACAGACACCAAGCAAGCCAAATTGCTTGACGTTTTATTTAAGTCTACCTCATGGTATGTTAGTAAGATTAATAGGGCAGTATATGGGGATAAGATAGACGTAAGCCACACTCACACACTAGACGTATCCAAGCCGATACAACTTGCATTACAGAGGCTCTCAGCACTCAGGCTAGAGCCACCACAAGAGCGTGTTATCGAGGTAAATCATACTACTATAACATAAGCACTCTTATCAGATGCAATAGAACATAATCACTTCCAGTTCAATTCAGTTCATGCCTATCCAGTTGTAATCAATCAACAATCATTTCATATTAGAAATATCAATCCAAAATGGATCCAATTATAACCAGGGGGGGGTGGGGGAGAACTTTGGGACTCCTCTCCCCCCCCACGTCCTCACTCCAACCAACTTTTTATTTTTTTTATATATATTTATGTTCGCTTTTTTACTTGCAATATATAATATTTTATGTTACGGTGCGAATTATGCAGATATATACAGGTACAGCGTTTGGTAAGAAGTTTGAAAAGGTGAAGGAATATGAATTAGGTATAATGATAAGTACGTTTGATTTAAAGTCATTTCCTCCTGAGAAGTATTTTGGTAAGGTCCCCTGTGCATTGGATAATGGAGTATTTAATTGTTATAGGAAGGGTTATCCATTTCAGGCAGATTTATTTTTGAAGAATATTGCACATTGTTACAGGATGGGGATTAAATTAGATTTCATAGTATGTCCGGATATTATGTGTGGAGGCATGAAGTCGCTTGAGTATTCTCTTATGTGGGCGAGGGGAGAGCTTATAACGGCACCTAATTTAGCTTTAGTTGTCCAAGACGGCATGAGGGTAAGGGATATAGAGAGGGATCTTGAGGATAATTTCACACATATATTTGTCGGTGGTTCGGTTGAATGGAAGTGGAAGATGGTTGAGGAGTGGGTAGAATTTGCGAGAGCCGAGGGTTTAAAGTCACATATAGGTCAATGTGGGAAGAAGGAATATTTGGAGAGGGCGTTTGAGTTGGGTGTTGATTCCGTTGATTCATCGAGTATAGTCCGTAATGGAACATGGGAGATTATAGAGCAATATCAGAGGTCTAAGAAGGGAGTGCAGAAAGATTTGTTTAAAGAAGGCGAAAAAGAAGATATATTGTCCTTTGTGCAGTAAGGAGATTGGCAAGTGTGGTCATAATCGTTATGATATGATGATTGCAGTCCTTGATGCTTGGGATAAGGTTAAAAGCAATAAAGAGGAATATATTAAATTTAGACAGATAAAATGAAATTAGGTCCATGTTCGTTTTTCCTTGTAATATTTTATGTTACGGTGTGAAAATATTTGGTAAGAATTTTAAAAAAGGTGAAGGGTTATGGGTTGGGTATAATAGTTAAACCTAAAAACTGTGTAATATGCGGAAGGATAGTGCCGCTTATTAACGGTAGCTTGAGAACGCAGCCGGCAAGGATATGTAGGGGTAAGGTAACCAAGAGTGGAAGACATATTGCCTCGGACTGCCAGAAGAAATACAGGAATGAATGGCATAAAAATAAGTATATTTGTGCTGAGTTTAGGGCAACGAGGAAGATTGATGAAAGCGCTGAATTTATTAATAAGTGTTTAAAGTGTGATAATAGGTTTGAGGCTGAATCAAAATTTAATCGAGTTTGTCCGGAGTGTACTATTGGCAACCGAAGTTGTGGGGGCAGGGAAGTGCATATATCAGCAACATAGAAAATACCTTTATAATATAAGAGGTAAAAGAGATTAAGCATGAAATGGATTAATCAGAAGCCTAAATGGTATGAATATCCGGTAATGTTAGCAGGGTTATTTATCATCGTGGGATGTGTTATAATAATTAGTTTGTTTGATAAAAAATGGGAAGAATAATATATACAAGGGATATGTGTTCGGCTTGTGTCGAGCTAAAAGAGAGGTATAACCTGCAGAATATAAGGTATGAGGAGCGTAATGCTGACCGCCTGGAACAGCCTCAAGACGAGATTGACATACAGGCTTTTATTGAGGAAGTGGTTATGAAGAATATAGATCCTAAAAACATAACATTACCATTGGAGTATAACTATGACGCTTGATGAACAGGCAGACGAGTTGTTTGATATAAAGTGTAAAGATTGTGGGGAGGTGTTTGAGGCTAAGACGATGTTTGCTCGGTTCTGTGGAGCGAGGTGTCGAATGAGGGCATACAGGAAGACGGCTAAGGGTAAGGCTGCGTACACCGAATACAATAAGAGGTATAAGAGATAATGGTAGAAGCGAGAACTGGAAGACCATTTGATAAGCAGTCATATAAGGAGAATGATAAGAGGGCGAAGGAGGCTGTTTGTCAGTATTTAATTTCTAAAGGTGTTCGTGCTTGGATACCAGAGGAGAATTATGGTGCTGATATTCATTCTTATTATCCCGAAGAAAAGATATTCGCAAGGCATGAAGCCGAAATGAAGAATCAATGGGATGGCGATTGGGCTGATTGTTGGGATGATGTTCGTGTGCCAGCAAGGAAGTCGAGGTTGATTGAAGAGGGCAAGAATATAATATTTTGGGTGGTTAGGACTGATTGCCAGGAAGCATGGAGAATTAGGGGAAGCATAATGACACCGGACATGATAAAGCCTGTTCTAATAAAGAAGGGTACTCAATGGGAGAAGTTCTTCTGTATGCCGGTTGGTATGTGTGAGAGAATAAGGTTGATATGAAGTTTAAATGTAAGCATTGTGGAGTTATAGTAAAGAGGGATGCAAGGGAAAGTATATTTAAGGAGTTTATAACTAAACGTGGGTATAAGTCTTATTGTGCAAAAGCAGGTAAAGATGTATTTTTAAAGAGGGTGCCATGAAGAATATTATGTTGGGGAATTGATATGATAAAAATTTTTAAAAATGCTATTGTTGATTGTTGGAGGGGGATTAAAGGGTACATTAATCGGAACCGTAAGGTGGAGCATAGGACTAAATATGCAGATATTAGAGAAGATTTAAATACCGGTGATATTGTGTTGTTTTCAGGTAAAGGGCTTATCAGTAATGTGATTAAACGGTTTACCGGTTCCCCCTGGAGTCATGTGGGCATGGTTATATGTTCGCCAGAATGGAATATGAAGCTCTTGTGGGAATCAACTACCCTGAGTAAACTCAAGGACATTACAAGCGGTGAGGCACGGCAGGGAGTACAATTAGTACCCCTGAGCGAGAGAATCAAGACGTATGAGGGCGAAGTAGGTATTAGAAAACTTCTACACACAGAGCCATTAAACAATCAGGCTCTTATTGATTTAAGGGCTGAGGTTAAGGGTAGACCTTACGAAGAGAGCAAGATTGAGTTGTTTAAATCTGCCCATGATGGATTTATGGGTGGCAACGAGGAAGATTTGTCCAGCCTGTTTTGTTCTGAACTTGTTGCTGAGGCATATCAGAGGTTAGGCTTGATTACCGAGGATACGCCAAGTAATGAATTTACACCTGCTGATTTTGGAAATTATTTTCCCTTGATTAGGGCAGGGCTTGGTAAAATTATCAAGATAGAGGCATAATGGCAGAAGAAGATTCTGTGTTGCTTACCGTTAAGGCTGAGGTTCTATTCGAGAGGATTGCAAATCTTCATAATACGGTAAATTATGAGAATAAAATACGCAGAAATGCTATATGCGCCTGTGGTTCAGGTAAGAAATGGAAGAAGTGTTGTTTGCCTGTACATGAAAAGAATACAAATATTTTAGAGGAAATGGTGAAAGAATACCGTGATATATGTATTAAAATTAGAAAGGAAAAAATATGAAGAAGTCATGTTGCCGTACCTGTATATGTTTTAAGGAGTCTACTGGTATGTGTAGGCGTTTTCCATCGGCAGTAGCAAAAAAACCTGCCGATTGGTGTTATGAGTATATTACTAATAGGCAGATGAAACTCAAATGAGCAATCCAACCCTCGACTCAATTATTGATATATTAGAGTCTAATGCCAGAGGGCTTAGGGAAGATGTTGAAGACACACTACATCATATATTGATTATTGAAGATCAGATTGGTCGGCTGAAGGAATTAAATGATACTAATACCAAACCAAAAATCAATACTTCAGAAGATAGCTGAGTATAAGCGTGATTATGAGAAAGAACACGGCAAGAAGCCAGATGTGATATGGCTTGATCCCGATGAAAGAGAAGAAGTAAAGAATGCCTTAAAAATAATTGCATGGAAGCATCCTGTACATTTAAACGGTATGCTGATGAAAAATGAGGAAGATAAGATTGATAGCTAGGATAAAATGTTTTTTTGGGGTTCATTCATGGTGTTATGGTCGGAATGACCGCAATCGTATAAATTATGGAAGATGTTTTGTATGTGGAAAGGTAATGTACCCAAAGCCGGAATCGTCTAATATAAGGACGCTATAGGACGCTGTGGAGGTGGGGGTTTAAATCCCTCTTCCGGCTCCAGATTATGAATAATAATAAAAGCAAGACCGTATGAGGGAAAGCCATAATGATATTAAAAACCATAGCAGTTATCTGTGCCATAGGGTTTATATGGATATGGGCTTTAAGGTATCTGGACACTAAAAGCAGGGAGAATAATTAATATGAAAATGCTAGAAGGATTAGACGCTTTAGATGCGTTATTGTTGTTTGGTTTCAGGATAGTGAAGGAAATGCCAAAGACCAGCACATTAATCACCGGAACCGGCTACAGGCTTTGCAGTTCAAAGGTGGATGGGCTGTATCCGGACTCTGTATCATTATTATTTAAAGAGGTTGATGAAGCGCCTGAGTTTTACAAAAAAAGGCTGGTCCAAATGGGGAAAAGGATGAAATGAGTAAATTTTTTAAAGTGGATTCCTGTAATGAGTGTCCATACAACGAACAGTTATGGTGTGGTGAATACGCTAAACCTGAGAGGACCTACTTCTGTGCATACTCCCCTGTTCAATTTCTAATACCAAATGAGGGTAAATACGAGATACATCCGGACTGTGGATTGTTGGATATTATATATTTAGGACTTACTCCAGGCGAAATAGAAATAGCTATAAAGGGATACGCATGAATGATGCAGGAATGAAATACAGCGCTAAAGGCGAAATGGAGCTTATTGAGCAGTTATTAACCCCTGATATGATGCTTGAGCCTCTTAAATTCGTTATGTTCGCTTATCCGTGGGGAGAAGTCGGCACTCCTCTTGCTATGCGTAAAGGTCCGAGAAAATGGCAGAGACAAGAGCTTATTAACATAGGTAAGCACAATATTGAGAATCAGTTAAGGATTAATAGGGGCGAAGAGCCTCTACCGTATAACTTGGCGGTTTCATCAGGTCGTGGTACCGGAAAAACCACACTATTCGCTTGGATAGCTCATTGGGCTGCTTCTACATGGATCGGTTGTAGTGTCATTATGACAGCTAATACAGAGCAACAGTTACGGACTAGAACATGGGCTGAGTTGGGCAAATGGCATACTATGGCTATAAACAGCCATTGGTTTGAACGTACTGCCACTACTTTAAAACCTGCTAAATGGTTTGATGTATCCCTGCGAGAGAAGATGAAGAAGGACACGGCATATTACTATATTCAGGCTCAGTTGTGGTCAGAAGAGAATCCAGACGCATTTGCAGGTGTTCATAATGAAAATGGCGTAGTTCTGCTCTTTGACGAAGGCAGTAATATACCTGCTTCCATCTGGACGGTATCAGAAGGTTTCTTTACAGAGCCTATATTCCTCCGGTTCTGGCTGGTAATGTCAAACCCTCGTAGACCACAGGGAGCGTTTTTTGACTGTTTCCATAAGGATAGCGAATACTGGAATACACGGTTTATTGATTCAAGAAGTGTGGAAGGCACAGATAAGTCTATATACCAGAAGATTATAGATAAACATGGCGAGGACTCAGATGTTGCCAGGGTAGAGGTAAAAGGGCAATTTCCTCGTACCGGCTCCAACCAGCTTATCGGATTCACCACAGTTGAAGAGGCTGCGAGTCGTACCATAAAAAAAGAGGATGTTGCCGGTTCAGCCAAGATTCTTGGAATTGACGTTGCAAGATTCGGGGATGATTTATCTACAATCCAGAAGAGACAGGGCTTAATTGCCTTTGAACCGATAGAATTCTCTAAAGTAGATAATATGGAGCTTGCCAGTACCGTAGCCAATGTTGCTAATCAATGGAAGGCAGATGCTATTATCATCGGTTCAGGAGGCGGTCAGGGCGTAATCGACAGATTGAGGCAGTTAGGTTTCAATGTATTAGAGGTAGACGAAGGTGGCTCTGCAGACCGTAAAGACCTCTATCTTAACAAACGTATTGAAATGTGGGACAATATGCTTGAGTGGCTCCTGGCAGGTGGAGTCATACCAAACCACGAAAGACTCAAAGAAGACCTGTCATCACCGATGTACGCATATACACCAACCAGCAGCAAGAAAGTCCTTGAGAGCGTAGAAGCTATGAAAAAGAGAGGATTACCTTCTCCGGACTTTGGCACTTCATTGGCACTTACCTTCTCCGTTGAAATCGCTCCCACAATGGTACAAATTCAAGGAGGCATGGGTAAAGTAGTTGATAAATTTGATCCATTCAGCATACCTGCAACTAAATAATTTCGCATCATTTCACACAACCACGAAAATAATTCGCATTTTTTTCTTGACACTACGAATAAATATCGCTATAGGGTATGGAGATATTTAAGTATACTAAATATAGCATATATATTTAAGGAGACTCTTTATGTGTATGGGGGGAGGAGCGCCATCAATACCAGCACCACCGCCACCGCCACCGCCACCGGAGCCAGCGCCAACACCAGCCACTCGATCACAGCCTAAACTGGCAGATGCAAGCGTTAAGAAGGCTAAGTCTGATGTTGAAAATAAGGCGAGGGCATTTGCAGGTACAAGGGGTGGCACACTTGTTACAGGTCCGGAAGGGCTTGCTCAGGTCGAAGCAAATACTCAGAAGAAAACTTTATTAGGATAGATATATGTCGGGTGGAAGAAATCGTAGAGCAAGAGCTGGTATCTTTGCTGCAGACGCAGGAGCAAAGAATAGTTTTAATAGAAGCAGGTTTGATGTTGCTATTAGCGAAGGAGAGTTACTTGCTGATATTTCAGGGCAATTACCCTTTCATTTAGGACCAACAAGATTTGTTCAGCAGACTAATTACCCTATTACGAGGGGAAATCCAAGGGGATTCCTCGATTTAGACTTTAGGACAGGGAAAGAACTATCACAAGGCTTAACTGGCAATCCGCAGGTTGGTGGTGGAATATTTCTTGGAAATGCAAAAATGGGTGCAGAGGCAGCATCTATTATATTTGAACAGTTGGGAAGAAGTGATCCAGACAAAGCAGCAGAATTTAAGAATGAGTTTCTTACGAATACAGGCGCTCATACTGACGGAGGGCGTGGGTTCCTTTCAGGTGATTTTAAATTTACAGGGACATCTGCAAACCGTCTTCCACCTATACAAAATTCGGTTGCTAGGGGAGCAAGGGCAAGGCTTGGAGTTGGTGATCCTACGGTGGCTGATGCCACACAGGAAGGGAAAAAAAGAAAGAATTTAGGGGAAAGCAGGGGTGGCACCCTATTAACCGGTAATGCCGGTTTAAGTGATTCTGCCAATACAACTAAAAAAACTTTATTAGGATAAGCTATGCCACGTTTAGATTTAAGAAAGAAATTTGACACAAGGCTTGCTGATATGAAAAATATCAGGATTCCACACGAAGGTCCCTTAAAAGACCTGAGAGACTATATAGCTCCTAATCGTGGTAATTTTCTTGAAGATGAAGGGAATAGGGGTAAGCGAAAGGATCTTAAAATATACAATGGAATACCCACTCTCTCTGCCCGAACATTTGGCGTTGGAATGAAGGCAGGGGTAACAAGCTCCTCTCGTCCTTGGTTCCGGTTGGCTATGTCAGATCGTGGTCTTATGGAGCGTGATGATGTAAGGGCATATTTACGAGGAGTTGAGGAAAGGTTATATCAAATATTTAATAAGTCAAACTTTTATCCGATGGCTGCCGTATCATATTATGAATTGGGAGTGTTTGGCACGGCTCCCATGTCTATTAAGGCTGACTTTGAGGATATTGTACGGTTTGACACATATACGGTTGGGGAATACTGGATAGCCACTAATTCAAGAGGGGTTGTTGATGTTCTCTATAGAAGGATATGGAAAACTCCTGTTCAGTTAATTGAAGAATTTGGCAAAGAAAATGTTTCACATGAAACAATTACAAAGGCTAATACGAAACCTGATGATAAAATTAAGGTAATTCATGCCGTTGAACCGAATGATGAACGTATTCCGGATATGATTGATGCAGAAAATAAGACATATAGAAGCGTTTATTATGAGGAGGGCAGCAGGGCTGACGAAGGCTTTTTGGCTGTATCAGGCTTTGATACATTTCCTTATGTCGTTTCTCGTTGGTCCGTTAATGCTTCAGATCCATACGGTACCGACCAGCCAGGACTAATAGCTCTTGGCGATGCTAAACAGTTACAGGCAGGAACATTCAGGAAGGCAGCAGGGCTTGACAGAAACCTTAATCCACCATTACAAGCACCGGCTGACCTCAAAAATCAACGGATTATGAATGTGCCTGGTGGCGTTACATTTGTCAGTAGCTTTAGTGGCTCTCAGGGTATTAAACCGATGTATGATGTCCGCATCCCCCTTCAAGACATTATACAGGATAATTTACAGATAGAAGAGCGTATAAAAGACGCTTTTTTTGTTAATATGTTCCTTGCTATACAGGCGAATAATAGACCACAGGATATGAAGGCTGAGGTTGCGTTCCAGATTGACAAGGAAAGGCTTCTTATGTTGGGACCTGTGCTGGAAAGTCTCAATGAAGATTTCCTTAATCCTCTCATAGACAGGGTATTTTTCATCGCTCAAGAGGCAGGTGTTCTTCCGGAGCCACCTGAAGACCTTGCTGACCAAGACTTAAAGATAGAATATGTATCTTCCCTTGCTAAGGCTCAGAAGGTAGCAGCAATAAGCAATATGGAGCGATTAAGTGGTCTTATAGGGTTATGGGCGCAGTTTAATCCTGACGTTATTGATAAGTTTGATTTCGACCAGGCAACAGATGAAGCCAGCGAAATACTTGATGTGCCTACAAATATTATAAGATCTGATGAAGATGTTGCTGAAATAAGGAAAATAAAGCAACAGATGAAGCAAGGTCAGATAGCTCTTGAGTCGGGTGTCGCTGCAGCAGGGGCAGCCAAAGACCTTGCAAACGCACCTGTTGGCACCGGTAATATGCTTGAACAGCTTGCAGGGGTAACGCCAGCTTAATATGAAAGATAATATAGGCATAGAAGGCGAAGATAAAAATATAAAAAAGCAGGATGTGTTGCTCAAGGCAGAAGCTCTTAAAGATAACGCATCGGTATTAGAGGTAATGGATACTAAAGGTGGGAGGCATTTTGTATGGGTTATATTATCTGAATGTGGGGTTTATAGAGATGGGTTCGACTCTGATCCATACATTCATGCCAGAAATGCCGGAAATCAGTCAGCAGGGCTGAGATTGTTACATAAAATTTTAACCGTGTGTCCGAAAAAACATGAGTTGATGTTTGCGGAACACAAATATCAGGAGGAAAACGATGAAAAGTAAAATGGTTCGTGAAGAAGAATTTGAAACCCTTACTGATGGTGGGGAAGAAGAGGGTGCTGAGGATAAAGGTGTTGAGGAAGGTTCCGAAGATAAAACAGTAGATCCGGAAGTTGCAAAGAAAGCTCTGTATCCGAGTGAGGAAAATAAAGACGAAGCCAGGGGAGAGGACAGCGAGGCTAAAGAAGGAGAAGAAGGGGAACCTGAAAAGCCGGAAGAAGAAATTAAGGCTGAGGAAGACAAAGGGGAAGAAAAAGAAGATAAGGAAGAAAAAAAGGAAGAAGGCAAAGAAGCTGAAACAGAAATGCTTACTGTCGAAGACCTTAAATTCCCTGAAGGTGTTACTGTAGACCAAGATATTCAGAATGAATTCCTTACTATTGCCAATGATAAAGATATGACTGCCAAGGAAAGAGGACAGGCATTGGTAAATTTACAGACGAAATTATATACCAAACAGACAGAGGCATACCAGGCACAAATGTCAGCTTGGATTGATACTGTTAAAGCAGATAAAGAAATGATTGGCGATACTGGAGATAAACTTCCAGCGAATCTGGCTATTGCCAAGAAGGGCATGGAGGGGTTAAAGGTTGATGGTCTTGGTGAAATTCTCAATGAAACAGGATACGGCAATCACCCAGCAATCGTTAAGGCATTTTATAGAATAGGAAAATCAATAAGCGAAGATTCTTTCAGGGTTGGTGGAGTAGGAAAAGACACCTCAGAGAAAGACGCTAAGGATGTGCTTTATCCGAGTGTGGATAAAGTATAGTAGTATTTTATTTTTTTGTTTGTATGTATGGGGAGGATTTGTTATGGCAACAGTCGGAACGACTTATCTGAATATTGCAGATAAAGTCAAAAGACTCGATCCAAATGGCGAAAAAATCGCTACGATAATCGAGTTGTTGGCAGAGACAAACGAAGTCATGCAGGACATGGTTGTTATTGAAGGTAACACGCAGACCGGTCATAGAACCACAATGCGTAGTGGTCTTCCATCGACAACATGGAGAAAGCTGTATGGCTACACCACACCATCTAAATCAACAACCGTACAGGTTGACGATACCGCAGGTATCTTAGAAGCATTCTCAATTCTTGATAAAGACTTGGGTGATTTAGGGGGTGACGTTGCTGGTTTGAGACTTTCTGAGGATATGGCTTTTTTCCAAGCTATGAATCACGAATTTGTCCAGACTCTATTTTATGGCAACACGGATACTGATCCGGAAGAATTCATGGGACTTGCACCTAGATTTGGTGACACATCCGCTAGTAATGGGGGGCAGATTATTGATGCCGGAGGTTCCGGTTCAGACAATGCTTCAATGTGGCTAATCAAATGGTCTGAGAACCACACACACGCATTCTTTCCAAAAGGCACTACTGCTGGTTTACAGCATGATGATATGGGTGTCCAGACCGAAACAGACTCTAGTGGTGGTAAGCGAGTGGTTTATCAGACTCGTTACTTATGGAAAGTCGGTCTTTCGGTTAGGGATTGGAGGCACGTTGTAAGAATCGCAAATATTGACGTAAGCGCCCTGCTTACTATTGGTAGTGGCTCAGATTCGTCTGCAGACCTTATCAACGATATGATTGACGCTATGCACGCCAAGATGCAGAACCTTAGTGGTGGAACACTTGTTTGGTACTGTGACCGTGTGGTATATACAGCATTGACGAAGAAGGCAGTTGCAAAAGCGAATGTAAACTTGACTTACGACACTTTTGGTGGT